ATTGGTTGCCCAACAGAGTATTTAATGTACTCTCCCTTGTAAAACCAGGCGAAATCAAGTAATCCTTTCCAGGCTAAAGAGTCTACTTTTAAGAGTCTGAGTATTTGTACCTGAACATCTATAGGAAGACGATCTGTTGCGGCAGAAAGATCAAAAGAATAGAATCTATGTTCCGGATCGTAATTTGCAATTAAATTATTTAATGCAAGATCCTGGTCCATAGTTCCATCTTGAGGTATTTCACGTAACTTGTCAAAGATACAATCGTGTAAAGGGAGCAACGCAAGTTGCACCCACCAGTTAGTTATCGCAACTACTCTGGCTTTACCCGGTTGATCATAAACTATGGATAATTTACCAAGTTTTGATGGATCAAGTAACCCTAATAATCTAAATATTAGATAAAAGGGCCCACTAATAGCAAGGATTATGTACAACCAAATTAGGTAGTCATAAGACTTAGTCGTTAGTGCAAGGCGAGAAAAGTAATAAAGTTGTCTAGGATTCTCGATAAATGCAAAAGCATCTATCCCAGAAGTCCAAGTCGCTTTCTTACCGTTCGGACCGGCTGATTCAGATATGAAACCGTAAAACGGTCGATATCTCAACGAATATAATTTCATCCCTTTTAACACCTTAGCTAACTCGGAGTAATTCAACTCGCGAGCCAAACCATTAAATGGTAATATTAAATTATCCATAGACGGTTTAACTTTGGTTGCAAAAGTACGAAATATACTTAAAACAGTAAAGACTGCCTTCGTAATTCTATAATGATCAACATTAGATCTATCAATTATGATATCTCTAAGAGGTCGAGGAATTATGGTAGGAAAACCTTTAGCATCTCTTTTAACTCGTGGTTGTGAAACCTCGAATAAAGGAGTATTATTATAGGCCATTATTGTACAGTGAAGCGTGATTTTAAGATACTGAAAAGTAAAATTAAAACCATGGCTTTTAACCAGCTTCAATATACGCGCCATTAATAAAGAAAGGGGCTTACTAAATTGTTCTACTTGGCACACCCATAGGACAATTCCTAAATAGGGTCTAAACTCTTTGAGTTTAATCCATTTAGATAATTGTTGTTTAGATCGTCCAAAGTTAAAGTTATTATTTTTAGTAGCTTTAATGTTGTGATTTGATCCAACTATGGCCGTTAGGTGCTTTCCATCAGGTTAGACTGCTAATCTTCTGAATCGGCGAGGGGACGAATCCTCACTACTTAATAAGGCATAATTGTGTAGCAATACTACAATAGTTATCTACAGGTTAAAAGATCATTCTAACCCTTGCTAGACCGGTTTGACCCGGAGGCGGTATTGGGGATGGATAACGCACAGCATACTGGAAAAGTTTTCACTTAGACCAATATACAGCTAACCTCGAAGGAGGTTAGTCCCCCCCATGTACTCTGCGTTGATACCACTGCTT